AAAGCCTTTTACAAAGCCGTATTCCCGAGTATCTGTGGTAGTCGTAAGTCTCTTGCCCCAGGCCACACCGACCGCCTGTGCACCTAACAGAAATGACACACCGCAACGAACACTTGAGGCACCGCCGGTCTTCAGGCTGTTCGCCGTCGCCCCTGCGCCCCATACACCGGTTGCATCATCAATGAAGTTCGCAATCTCAGGCACTTCCCGACAAATCACCCCATCCCAGATAATGTCACCAGCACGGAACAGAGGATTCCCCTGACCCCGTGCTAAAGCATCACGCTGAGCAGCGCTGATGGTTGAGTCGTTTTTGAGATCACGGAACGCATAAGGATCGCAGAACATCACATACCATTCTTCCTGTCCGTTGACACGGATAGGTTTAATGGCAGGATTGGCTGTTCTGGCCTTACGCCGTGCGGTTGAAACGGTCACAGCATCCAGGGTATCGGTGCCGCCAGTTAAACTGACAAGACCGGCTGAATGGTCGGCGGGCGCGGTGCCATACCCGATATAAATGATGCGGTCGTTGTTATCGACTGCCCATATATCATGGTTTGCGTTCGTGTCCGACCCGTAGTTTGTGCCGTTAGTCGAGTGCATGGCCTCAAGAATCTCGTTACGCAGCAAATCCATTGCCCAGTTCTTCATCTGGGCTTTGCCTTTGTTGCGAATGTCGATGCCTGTGGACTGGTCCTCGAAGTTGTTAATGGTGAAAGCATTACGAACCACCTGGATACCGATTTCGTGTCCAGTGTTGTCTACTGCTTCCTCATTACCTTCGAGGGTACCTGCGCCGACATTGTTGTTTTTGAACTTACCAATTAACGACAATGTGATCGCATCACCCGGCCTTTTAGTGAGGTTTTCGTCTACATGAATCGCCGCGTTCTCATCCATGCCCATATAATTGGACATTTCATTATCACGCACGTATTCCATAAACGCATTATCATCCCACTGCTTGACCTCGTTCGCAGTGGAAATGGTTGTATCAGCCATGATGGCCTCCTGTTATAGGATGGTCTGTCTCTCGACAGAGGCGTTCACGCTATCTCACGACAGTGCTACTTGCCTATTACCTTATTCAATGGCGTTGGGCCTGACCAGGTTTGGCCTTTGGTTCCCGCCGCCGCCGTTGCGTCTGCCAACGATCCGGGGATGTTTTGTACAGTCTGATCAAGCTTGTCTTTGATTAATTGCTCTTTGAGCCCTTCTAACTGGAGTGTTTTCCACTTATCCAGACCCCCCGCAGTTTTAATCTGCTGGGCAAGATCAATCGCTTCATCGACATTATCGAGTGACTGTACTTTCTGTAAATCGAGATGCTTTTTAGCCGTATCGTACACAAACCGCGCGGGGTTTACCGCACCTCTTAGACCGGCGAGTAGGGATGGGTCAGTTTGAGTTAGTTGCTCAAAGACCTCATATTTCTCATCATAGTCAGGATAGGTTTGGCGAGCCATGTCCTCGGTCAGATTATTAATCACTCCAGTGAAGTGGCTCATAATCTGCTGCTCACGTTGCGACAGGGCGGCATCTTCATCATCAAATATGCTGATTTTCTCAGCCGGTTTGAGATTCTGCTGCTCCAGTGCCTGGCGCTTCGATCTTTCGTCCTTGGCTCTTACAGTTTGTGCATTTAGCTCTTTGCGTAAATCCTCGATCTGTTGCTTAACATCCGGTTCATCAGGTTTTGTTTCTGCCGCCGATGGCGCGGCTTCCTCAGTGACAACGTCGGTCTTTTCGACTTCGGTCTTAACTTCGGCTTCATCCGTTGTTTCAACTGCTTCAGCCGCAACTTCTGGCTTGTTCTCAGTCTCCGCATTTAAAACTTCACTTAATGGTGTTGACATGTTTACTCCTGCACCCGTTAATTGCCCGGTGGCGGCGTGTTCACCCGAAACCCGGTGGCGGTTGGCTACGCTGTAGCCGGTTGATTCTGTATCTGTTCAGCCTCAGCCTGTTTCTTCAGGCCGGACATCTGTTTATCAAAAGCCTCAGCGGCGATCTTCTCAATATTCGCGGTGAAGGCTTCCATTTGTAAGACTTGCTGTTTCTGCTGCTCGGCCTGAGCCTGAGCTTGCTGTTCTTCATTACCCTGTGTTCGTTCGACAAAGGCATCTTTATTTCTTAAGGAAGACAGTTTAAGGACTTCTTCAAACGGTACGTTCTGCGGGCCATAGGCCTCGGCTAACCGGGCAACCACTTCAAACTGTTCCTGCTGAACCGTAACGGTATCGGGCGCGTCTTCAACAATAATATCAATGTCCATTTCGGAGACTTTGTTCTCGACCTGTAGCGGCTGGGCGGGCATTTCCAATCTTGGATCGTTCTGGAACTGCTCTGGGATTGATCCCATCTCCTGCTCGATCTGCTCACCCACTGTCACCGTCCGGTTCAAGCCCACAAACTTGATATTCTTCTCATCATCCGTAACCCGAATCCAGCGTTCCTCAGTCCAGAACTGTTTAATCCGGTTCCAGAATTGTCGATATACACGATTTTCCCACTCCCGTTTTCCATCCATCAACGGCGTAATCTCCATCTGACCACCGGACTGTTGGGCTAAAATCGCCCGACCTGACAGGGCGCGCTCATCACTTCCGGTCAGCGAAGCATTCACACTGGTCTGGTCTAGCTCGGCTTTGGCTTCCTGTAACAGGGTAAATTGCCCTGCCGCCATATCACCAGTTGGAATCGTACCCCAGTCCTCACCAAACTTGGCCCCGGCATTAACTTCTACATGCCCATCAGGTTTGGCAATCTCTGTCTTGGCTTTTCTTGCGCCTTCCGGGAAGGCACGTTGATTACCATACGTCTGTCTTTGGTTGACCAGATGAAGCATCTTGGACTCACGCTTATTGACTGCGTCCTGCTGCTCGATCATAAACCTCGGCTCACCGAACCGATGACCATCCCGGTCAACATAAGCCGATTGCATGATAATCCCGCATTCGGGGATACCTTCATCATCCATCCACGGCGACGGTGTTGGTGCTTCGAGAAACCCTGATCGGGTGAAATGGGATAAATGCCAGATTCCGTTGTGCTTAAAGTATATCTGGGCAATCCTGACCCGCTTACGCTTGGAGTCTGACCACTTGACTGGCTTATCTTCATAAGTATCGTCTAACGCCCCTGAGAGCGATAGATCAAGTACATTTGTCTTACCCTTATACCTTGCCTTGGCCTCATCCATATCCATCCAGACGATAATCCCTTTATATCGAGCATCGGAAAAATCCAGGTTTCTTGAGTGATAATCCCAGAATAGACGATCCCACTGGACGTGCTTTAACTCGATCTCCTTCTTCTTGTTGATCGTGACCTCAGCACCGCCGGTGCCTTCAACCAGATAGTTGTCGAAGAACGCTGAACGGACTTTGTCCAGGCTTGTATTGTCGGCAACAAACCTCAGTGAGTCTGTGACAGCATCGGCATCCTGTTCATGGCCGGGCGTACGCGGGAAGGCTTTAGGATCAGTCCGGGACTGTCTTTCCAGTCCACGTAGGAAATTAACCTTCTTACGGATACGATTATTAATCGTCTTCGGTTGTTTCCGGCGACGTAATGCGGCTTCCTGATTGGCTGTCCACTGTTTATGGTCGGCATAATCCCTGTCCTGTTCCGAGAGTTTGCGGGCGGTTCTCGACTGCTCTTCGAAGTCTTCAAAGTAATCGACCAGCGTTGTTAGGAGTTCATCATTCATACGGTCATGTAGTCATCTTCGGGTTCACGGTCAAAGGCTTGTCGCCAGCGGTCGGGTTTATGTTTCTTAACATCAGGAGGCTGGATTTCCCAAACCTTATCAATCAAACGCCCCATTAACCCGCAGGCATCGACTTTGTCATCGAATGCACCAGCGGGAAACTTAACTAACTGTCTTATTAATTCTTCACCCCAATCACAAACAGGGATATAAACTAAGCCCAATTTACAAATAGCCTGGAAAGAGCGCGCGTTCACTGCTTTATTACCCAGATGCGACATCGGCTCAATATCAATATATATCCTGCGTTGACGGCTTCGCTTGTTCAGCCATGGGCTTACTGCTTTCTTGATCTGCCCAACCTCAGCGCCCCAAACCACAGGGTCATGCTTCTTGGTTAAATCTAAGAGATCATCTACCCAGACATCGGATTCAGTCTGGCCTGAAATCCAGTCAACAATATATAGATTGCCTTCAGGGTCAAGCCCACAAACGCCCTGCTCTGTAAAATCACCACCATCGTCCGTTACCGCATAATCGCTGGCACCGAACTTAACCAGGTATTTAGGCTCGCCTTTCAGCGGATAACGCTTGAACCAGTCTCGCTTAAAGTAAGTCCCTTCATCCTGAGTTGGTCTTTGCTGGTACAAGGCGCTCCAGTTGCGAATGTCTGACTTCTCTTGGGCTGCTTTAGTCTCTGCCCAAAACTCAGGAGTGAAATATTCTGGCCATAGCCATTCACCTGTCTTCCTCTTCAAAGGGTCGTTCTTGCCTTTCTGGGCTTCAGCCTGTAAACAAATGACGTGCCATTTCTTCCCATCTCGGCCTTGAAAGATGCCCGATTCTCCTGCCCAATCATCTGGTAAAATACGCCCAGACAGATCATCATCAATCCATCGGGTCTGGATAATAACCTGTGCCGCATTCGGTTTAAGACGGGTCATAAAATCAGAGTTGTACCAATTCCAGGTGTCTTCCTTGATAACATCTGAATCAGCCTCTTTCCGGCCTTTTACGGGATCATCAATAAGCCCCAAATCACCACGCCGGCCAGTTACACCGCCACCAACACCGATAGCAAAGTAGGTACCACCTTCCTTGGTCTCCCATTCGCCTTTGGCTCTTGAGTCTTCAGTCAGAACAAGATCAGGAAATAGGTTCTTGCTTTCTCTGGTATCAACCAGATTTCTTACCTTACGGCCAAAAGCAGTGGCTAAATCACCGCCATACGAGGCACAGATAATGCTTTTCTTGCCCAGTCTCCCAAGGTAATAAGCTGGGAAACGGACACTGGCATAAGTTGACTTTGCGCTTCCAGGCGGCATAAAGACCATTAAATTTCTGATCTCACCACTCAGAACCTTGTCTAGCGCGTCACACAGTATCTCGTGATGCTTTGCTGGCGGCTCGTAGGGAGCAACATAGCGACAGTATTCAGTGAGTGACTTTCTTGCTATCCGCCGGTTCAACAGCTCCTGAGCTGCGACCTGTGGCGATATCGGCAAGTTCTGAGTCTGAGAGTTCGTTTGCATTGTTTGTGTCGATTGATCCACTGTGCTCGACTGCGCTTAAATCAGGCAATGTCTTCTTAATCAGACCCAAAGCAGCAGTGACCTGAGATTGCGTCATAAGGTCTTTCGTGATAACCACGCCGTCTTCAATTTCTGGTTCAGCAAGCACATGTTTTTCAAGGCGTTTGACAATCATAGTTGTTTGGATTCTCTGGCGGGTATTCTCGCTTAATCCTTTGCGGTTTCTTGCTGCCATTAGCATTCTCTTATGAACAATAGTCCGATTGGCTGACTCTGTCGTTATCTTTGACGATCAGCTCGATTTGATGCTCCAGGGTGTTTCCGTTCGCCGTGGTGATCTTGTTCGTGAATAAGTAGCGTCCTGGGGTTCCGCTGAGCCTGGCGCTCGCTGTGGTTGTTGTGTTGGCCTCATTTGCTATTGTAGAGCCGGAGTTCTCCGCTGTCCACGTACTGGTATCGATCGTATCCGTATCCAGTTCGCCTGCCCAGTTGATGGTTCTCAATAGGGCTTCGTTCTCTAACTGTTCGAGAATCGAGTTTGGATGGAGTGATTGAAGATTTGGGTTATGGCTCATGGATTACACCGTGTCAGATTATTCCTACATTATACGCCGTTGGTCGGTTGATGTGGTTGCTTGATTGACTATTACGTATTTTTACGTATACTGTATTCAACAGGAGGGAAAACCATGAACCCAATGACCATTGAATTGAACAGAGAGCTTAACCAAATCGAGTACGCAAGAACACAGCAGGAATTAGACTCGATCACAGATCAAAACAGAGCTGATTACAGAGACGGTAAAATCGGCATCGACAGGCTCAGAGTTATTCTCCAAGCGGCTTATGCTCGTAGAAACTGGCAGGAGTTAATGATATGACCCCTAACCTGAAACTCGCAATGGATATAATCGAAACGCAGACAGTATTTTCTTATATAGCAATAGATAGAAATGGCTCCGTTTATGAATACCAATTCAAGCCGAGTTACGACAAAAAAAGCGGTGATTGGAATAATGACACCGGGGATTATCAACTATTGTGCAGATTAGAACCAGAAAACGTACCAAAAAGAATAGTTGATCGACTAATGATGCTAGAACCATAGTCCCACTCTACACCCTTATACTCACACTGGCCGGGATATTCTTCTATCTCGGCTATCCTGGTACAGGAATATCGTGAATAACACCCAAAAACTGCGCCTGCTCATGGACGAGCACGGCCTTAATAAACACCAGCTCCAGACTTACTTCCCCAGAACGTCGATTCGTACCATAGAGGGCTGGCTATCCGATCCTCGGTTTCATATACCAGAGAATAAGCTGGAATTACTGACCCTTAAACTGGAGAAAAACCCATGAAAACACGTAAATCATTATTGGCGCTAATGACAACATTATTCAGCCAACCACACAGCGCTGACAATACATTTAGACCTAACCACACCTATTTCCCGCCCAATAAACGCAATGGCGCTAAAGAGTGCGCTCGGCGGCTGGCACAGGGCAAGTAAACAGCCATAAAAAAGGCTCTGCCAAGAGGGCTAATCCTGACAGAGCCAAAGCCGGAAAATAGGGAGGGAAACCGGCTTACTACTACCTCGTTTTATCGCTTACTGCTCCTGCGTGAAATCAGTTTATGGAAGAGAGCGGTGGCAGCGTCTTCATCACCTCGAACGCTTCCGGGAATATGTGTGTGACTGGTTTTACGATCACTGTTTTGTCGCTAATGTGGGTTCTGCCGTTATGGGTTACAGGCACCATCCTCTCAAGCCCTAACTGATAACAACCGTCATCAACCCAAATATGTGCTACACCTCCCCATTCGTCCTTCAGTGTCGCAACTGGCGTAATTCCAACACCGTTTTCCAGCATCCCAATTGAAGGTACTTCTTGTTGTTTATACATAGAATCACCAAGTTAGACGTTGTACTTAATTCTGTTTGTGCGTAGTTCCATGTGGAACGAAAGCTTCCGAGATTGAATGCGTGCCATCTTGTACAATATCAACACAGCAATGCGGGCAGGGCATTCCAGCCCCTCCACGTTGAGCTACATCGGCATCATAAGTTAAAGGGACACGTCCCTACAATCTATTATCACACACCAAATATTGATTGCAAGCGATATATTGGCTTTAGTTTCAATGGGTTACGGGTTAATGAGTATTTCATTATATAGGTATCCTTTTATATGTTAATTTCGCCTTCTTCTAATCCGTTATTTATCTGCCGCTGCACCCTTGGCACACAGTCGCCGACAACCTCACGAATCTTCTTATAACGCGGAAACCATGTTTTACAGTAGGCCGCTGGAGAGATGCCCAGCGACCTGGCTCTCAGCTCATCGGTGATGATTGGCCTGCCAGTCCCGTTGCATCCTGTACATTTTTTAGTAGGATTGAACGGATCAGTCTCATTCCCCTTGCAAATCGGACAGACCTGGCAGTTCACTTCCTCGAACATAGCGAGCCGTGTGAGCCCCTGTATTCGATCCTCATTCCTTGGTGACTTCCAACCCGATGCAGTGGCATACTTCCTTATCTTGGCTTCTATGGACTCATACAGGGGCTTCTGGGCGGTTCTATCGTTGATTACCTTGACCATAAGGGTGTAGAGTCCGGTCTGGTCTACGCCTGCCATCGCCCCATTCAGATCGTCAACAGTCAGCTCTGACTTACCCGCTGAATGGACGTACTTATTACCCTTTGGGTTGAGTTTGGTTAGTTTTTCCAAGCGATTTACCCTTTTCTCACCGTCAGCGTGTTTCCATTTATCTCTGTTACAATTAACGATTCCTCCCTCGTTGGAAGTCTCCCATACCGCCAATAAGGCAGAAATAGCCATTTTTTCCACCAACGTGTGTCTGTAGTAAAAACGCCCAGCTTTCCTCCTACAGTAAATTCGTTGGGTCTTTGAACTGTTAAAGTTGTTTCCATTATTTCACCCTCGGCCTGTGGCCCTCTTTATGGATGGTCTAATTCGCCATCACTACAAACTATGGCTACTTGAGCGTTCGCAATATCACCAGTATATTCACTGACCAACAGACCGCCCTCGTCTTCATCAATGACTACATACCATTTCAAGTCATCTGGATATTTGTTTAATTCTCGCACTAAATCTTTCGTGCTTATCATAACTCCCTCGCTTATCTTAACTTATGGGCTTTTCGGGTACGCCGATAATTTATATTTTAACGCCCCCCTTGCTGACCTTTTAAAAGCTCTTGACCCCAAAAAGTATAAATATCTGTGCTTTCTCGGCCTTGGCTCAAGATAAAAATCATCGCCGTATTTGTCTCTCATTGCCTGAGACCTGTTCTTAACGCCTCTGAATTCGTCGGCTATCGTTTGCCCATGTAAATGCTCTTTGCCCTTAACCTTCCAGTCTGTCCGTTTCGCACTCAACCCGCTGTATAGAAAATTACACGCTTGATAGACAATCCCTATATGCCCTTGGCTAATGTCGGCAAAACTTACAACTATCTTATTACCTTCTAGCATTTTGAGGCTTTTTGCTACTAAAAATGACGCCTCGTTCTTACCGTTGTTAAGCAAACAAAGTCTGTTTAGCTCGATAACGTTTGACTTGTAATCATCACCCGCAATCCCTCTTTTTAATGGGGCGCTGGATGGTGTTCCATAGGTTACAACACCCGATAAAACACCATCAATATATAAACCAAATGCGTAACTTATACTAGGCCACCGCTTTGCATAATGCCGTTCAAGCACAAAATGCGCGCAATCTAGCCTAGATATACTACGCACAGATTTACTCATCAATCCACCTTATACCAGTCCACTGAGACTTCCTCAACCTTCATCCAAAGACTTGATTCTGCGTACATTTTACTCCCTCTCATAGCTAAAATCTCTTCTTCCGCCTCTGATATTGGGATGTCTGATCCAGGTTTAGATTGCCATATCATTGTCCCTGTACTTGATCCATCTTCCATGATTATGCTGACTTTGGTTGTGTGGGTGCTAGGGTGCATCCTGTTCCTCCGCTTTTAGGTGTTTAAGCTGCTCTTTGTAGTAATGCTTGATCTCAATTATATCTTCAATCGTCAAGTTCTGTGCCGGATGATCCATTTCCAGCCATTCAACATTTCTTAAGCCTATCTTCTTAACTAGCCTTGGGCGGTATTCTGTAATATTTCCCGACAACTGTAGATTGCAATGTTGATTACACTGGGAGTTCAGGTTGAACGGATGAAATCTCAATGCTGGATGCCCTCCGCGTGTCTTGTAATGACCTGCACAATACTGAATATCCGGCTTTTGCGTACCACAGGAGATACAGTTATTTCCATCACGCTCTCGGATATAGGCATTACACGCCGTCTGAGCCTCGCTAAGCCACTTTGACTTAGACTTGAGCTTCCGCTTGCGTTCCCGGAGTTCTTGCTTCCTGAGCGTCTCCTGCCGCTTCCAGTCACGCTCTGTGGTGCGTTTAACATCCTCGATAGCACACGGGGGTGAACATGTCCTTTGAAGGCTGGTAAATGGCTCATATTCGCTCTCGCAGACCTTACACTTTCTGGGTTTTGGCATATTCAGCTTCCAGAATAGCTCGACCAATCAATTCAGGGATTTGAGGGACTACGGCGTTTCCGAGACATTTAAGTCGGTCCACCCTTCGGGGTACCCCATTAGCCACTCGACCCACATCGGGTTCAGTTGACCACCCACCACTTCGCCCAAGTTGCTCCGCCCACGATCTATACATGAGTCCTTGTACATGAACTCCCGGGGAGTCGGCCAAAATTGAACGTATCTTGCCAGTCCTATGCTGCCATTGGTGCCTTTGCTGTTGTATTTCCGCAGTTCCCCATTCTTCGTCAGCTTGTAAGTATCGTTCTTGCCTATGATCGCACCCGTATCCGCATCCGACTTTACTGGGGTAGGCAATAATCCAGACCCTATCTCGGTGATGGTGCGCGCCAAGTTCGGAAGCCGGTATGCAGTGCCATTCACAGTCATACCCGATCTCGGCCAGGTCTCCGAGAACTTTTCCAAACCATTGCCCGTTGTCTCCACTAATGAGAGCTGAGACGTTCTCCATGATTGCGTAGGCTGGTCGTGCGTCGCCAATAATTCGGCACAGTTCAGACCATAATCCCGAGCGTTCGGCTTCGATGCCGGCCTGTTTTCCCGCAATGGAGATGTCCTGGCAGGGGAATCCGCCTGTGATAACGTCACAGCTAATTCCGGCTGCGTCCAGTTGTTGTCTTGAGACATTTCTTACATCCTCAAATATCGGCACATCAGGCCAGTGTTTTTTCAGCACTTTACGTGGGTACTCTTCAATTTCACAGAAAGCCACGGTTTTAAATCCACCTGTTCGCTCTAATCCTAGACTAAACCCACCTATGCCACTGAACAAATCAAGCACTTTATAGGTCATTTAATCTGTCTCGCCTCGTACATCATGGATTCCTCGCTGGGAAAAGGCACGTGTTCGGCGTGCTCAAAGTTCTGTGCAAGCCATCGGTTCATATGATCATAAACCTTATCTACCCATGCGGTTTCAAGCTGTGTGGTTGATTTTAACACTTCGCCTTTCTTGTCTACAGGATATAAGGCTATCGCCAGCCGCCTGAATATCACATCCTTGACGTTCTCCTGCGTCAGAGACACCTCCATTGGCTTCGCCTCAAGCACCGCCTTAAGATCGTATCCAGCCTCATTGAGCGCATTAGCCACTTCCCGACAGTAGACCTCAATGGCTTTTCGCTGTTGATCAGTTCTGGGCTTTGTGTCGGGTTTCATTATGAAAACCATTTATGAGCAAATACAGTACGGCTGGCTTGCAATATGCCCACATTGTCCAGCATCAGCATTACAGTAATATTCCTCGCCATGTGAATATGAGTCTAAAAATGGCTTATGCGGCTTTGAATGAACGCAATGTTTAGGGCAATCTTTAGTATGATGATCGCACATAACAAGACGCTTATCTTCTGTTGCTTCACTCATCGCTCTTCCTCGCTTAAGTCTGGTGGGCTGGGCTTTGTCTCTGGATTCATACCACCCCACGACCATAATTTCTTTTCTGTCACCTTCACCCCGAGATATGCTTGAGCTTTACCAACCATACATGACTCGTAATGGCGGTTATTGTCCACATCAGGGCCGGTAAACTGGCACACACAAGAACAGTTAGCCAAGTGCTTCACGCAGTCCATCGGGAACGACTCTACATCTGATTTATCACTCATCCCAAATCTCCCGTTCGTAATCCTCACCCGGCTGGTTGATCTTCTCCTTCAATGCCTCGACCCGCTTTCGTTCTGCCTTGGTCAGACTATCCTTGTCGGGGTAGCTGTAGGTGTTGTTCCGCTTCTGCAAGATCAACGTGCGGTTGCTTCCGTGCTTCCACCCGGCTAGGGTGTGGATACTTTTAGTCACTATCTTTTCCTTGGTTTATAGGTTGCCAAGCACTCTCCACGCCTTCCCGCCCTGAAATCTTCATCGCATATGCCGCCAAATATAGCGCCGCATCCTGCGCGATTGAGAGGTTGTTCGCACCACCCACAAATCCTGTGTGACAGAAACCGGCGCTGGTTTTTACTAAGTGCTGCGATTTGTTCTGTCTCTTTCATACCACCCTCCTATACTGGATAGCCCATTGTGTACCGGGCAAACGTCTTGCCATTCGCTCTGGCCTGCTCAACCCGTATCTTGTGGCCTCGTCCCCGTAAATCGTAGATTCGGGCGCTCAGCCTGAAACAGCCGAACTTCGATAAGGCATCCAGTGGGGTCAGGCTTTGACCCGATTCCAGGTGTTTGAGTATTCTCTGTTCTTGGCTCATCACTTTCTCCCTCTCTGTTGTTTAAACATAATTCGCCTTTCGCTTAAGCCGGTCATTCAACCAATGTGTGCTTAGAGGCCGACTGTAACGCTGTCTTACCTTGGTTCTCCAAATCCTTACAGTAACAACCCGCGCACCGCGTTACCCAGCCCTTGAATGTGTATCCATCCTTCAATACAAGAATGGTTCCATCATTGCCTTTTTTCGTGAACCCGAAGTCAAAGAACGCACCGGCCTTAATTCCACCGTACCCCTGAACCGTCACAACATTCAGTGAACTTTTCTCCGTACAGCCCATCACGCTACAGGTATCCGGTGGGCGCGGGATTTCATTCATTACGCTGACTTTTGATTGGTAGGGGATCAGGTCACTCATGGTATTTACCCTCGACGATTTTGAGTACGTTGGAATCTTTAATCAGAAAATCTATGTCAGCCACAAAAGGCTTCGTTCGGTCTTTCCCCGGTGGTGCCTGACCAGTGAGAAATTTCGACGTACTGACCAAAGCAAAATATCGCTCCCAAGCGTCAAGATCACCAATGCCGTTATTCCAACGTGCCTTGATTTGACGCTTGCGGCTTTCGTTCAGTGCTGCAATGCGTGGGTTATGAGGAAGTTTCTCATGGTAAAGATCGACTATTTTCTGATACGGCGGTGGGTCAGACCGCGAAGCGGTTGACGTATGCTTTAGTGTTTTATCTGTATCTGTATCTGTATCTGTATCTGTATCTGTATCTGTATGCG